AAACAATAACTTGTAAGATAAGAAAAACACACTTATCGACTACTTCATACAGTTTTACAACTGCGGCTGTGAGTGCAACAGCAGGTACTTGTTCTATTACAATGACTGATACTGTAACCTCAGGACTTTCTGAAGGTCGATATGTTTGGGACTTAACAACGACTGATAGTGGCGGATTAATCACTAGAAGAATCGAAGGAAGAGCAACAGTCACACCGAGCGTGACTAGATAGTTATGTCAACTAAAGATTATCTTACTAGTAAGTGGCCTAATTTAGAGCCTCAACCAACTATTGAAAAGGTTGAAGTGATTAATGAAGTTAATGAGATTGATGAAGATATTGAGAAACAGATTAGACAACTACAAGAACAAAAATTTAATAAAGGTATTCAAAATGTATTACCTAAAGAAGTTGATTTACTAGGACGTAGATTAGATAGTTTTCTATCTACTGTAAAAGTAGAAAAAGAACAACTAGAAGAAAAAGTTAAGAAAGAAGAAATTAAGATCGGTGCTTTAGAGGAACTTTTCTCTACTTTAAAACAAGAGAAGAAAAAACCTGTTGAAGAAAAGAAAGTAGAACCTAAAGTTGAGATTAAAAAAGAACCTAAAAAAGTTGAAGCTAATACAATCAAGACACAAGAGATTGAAGCAGCTTCAGGATTATTAGAATATCTACTACCTAAAAAAGTTCGAGCATATGACGAAAGTATAATAGAAAAAGTATCGAAGCAGATTTCAGAAATGAAAGTTGCTAATGAGTTGGACAAAGATAAGATGAGGTCTTTGAGATCAATTGATACTTTAGAAAAACTTACAGAAGAATTTTTAAGATTTAAGAACGTAACTTCTGTTCAACTATCTACACTTGGTGGAGGTGGTTCAGTAAGAATACTTGATAATGATGATGTTGATATTTCATCTATTGGTGATGGTAAAATATTAGAGTACAACGCAACAAGTAAAAAAATGGAGTTTGTTGCAAATAGTGGTAGTATTGCAAGTATAACTATTCCAAATGGCGGAACAATAGGTTCTGTTGGAGATACAGACGCAATATCAATTGCTACAGGTGGTGATACAACTTTCTCACAAGATGTTGTAATCACAGGAAATCTAACAGTTAATGGATCATCAACTACTATTGATTCATCAACTATAAGTGTTACTAATTCATTTGTGTTTGAAGGATCAACTGCTGACGATCACGAAACTACTCTTAATGTAGTTAATCCGACAGGAGATAGAACAATAACACTACCTGATGTTTCGGGTACTCTTCCTGTTTTGGCTGTTGCAAGTAATACACAGATAACTGCTACACCTGAAGAATTAAACTATGTTGACGGCGTGACAGGTAATATACAGACGGCAATAGATAGTAAAGCAACAAAAGCATTCGCAATTGCACAAGCAGTCGCATTAGGATAACTAAATAGTATTATAAGGAAAAAATTATGGCTGTACCAAATACAAAAGCTACTTTAAAAGAATACTGTCTAAGATCATTAGGTAAACCTGTGATTGATATAAACGTTGATGACGAACAAGTAGATGATAGAATAGACGAAGCAGTACAATACTTTTGCCAATATCATAGTGATGGTGTTGAAAGAATGTATTTAAAATATGAAGTGACAGCAGCCGATATAACTCGTATGACTGCTGATACATCTGAATCGGTTACTGAGAATAGTGTTACGACTACTTGGAAACAAGGAAATAACTTTCTTATAGTTCCTGAAACTGTTATCTCTGTTGTCAATGTATTTCCTTTATCTGATAGAGCAAATTTAAATATGTTTGATGTTAGATATCAATTAAGATTAAATGACCTGTATGATTTTTCATCTACAAGTATTGTTCATTATGAAATGACAATGAAACATTTAGATTTCTTAGATCACATATTAGTAGGAGAAAAACCTATGAGATTCAATCATCTATCAAATAAGTTATTTCTTGATATGGATTGGAATCGTGATATCACAGCAGGTGAATTTTTAATCTTTGAAGTGTATAGAAGATTAGATCCTGCAACAAGTACAGATATGTTTGATGATCTTTATCTAAAAAGATATACAACAGCATTAATCAAAAGACAATGGGGACAAAATCTGTCTAAATTTAATGGCACAGCAATGTTAGGTGGAGTGACACTTAACGGACCTGAGTTATTTTCAACGGCAATTGCAGAACAACAAAAACTTGAAGAAGAAATAAGATCAAATTATGAAGAACCTGCACATATGCAACAAGGATAAAAAATGGACGCCTTTGTATACTCTTTAACAAATCAAAATAATGGAAACAAATATGTTGGATACCATAAAGGGTCTGAGCATGATGGTTACATTTGTTCCTCTAAATCTGAAAGATTTTGGGCTGATTACGAAAAGGACGACTTTACCAGACAGATTATTGCTAAAGGTACTGTAGAGGAGTGTGTTGCTTTAGAACTGAAAATACTTCAAAATATTGATTTAACAAGTGATGAGTGGTATAATAATTCTGCTGGCGGCGGTATTATTTTTACAAAAGAAGTTAGAGATAAAATGTCTAAATCTATTGCTTTATCTCATAAAACAAGAACTCATTATGCAAGTGGTTGGAAAGGAAGCGACCAAATGAGGAAGAAATTGAGTATAGCCCAGAAAAGTTTCGCTGCCTCTTTAACAAAGGAAGAAAGAAAAAAACATTATTTACATAAGAACAATCCACACAAACAAAATAATTCAATTACAGAATGTCCTAATTGTGGAAAAAAAGGACAATATAGAGCCATGAAAAGATGGCACTATGATAATTGTAGAGAGATATAATGGTTACAAACGTTTATTTCAGCACTGGTACAACTTCAGAACAGAACCTCTATGAGGATTTGCTGATAGAACAGCTTAAGATATATGGTCAAGATGTTTATTACCTACCAAGGAAGATAGCAAATAAAGATACTATCTTTGGTGAGGACCCTGCTTCATCTTTTGATGACTCGTACATCATAGAAATGTATGTTGACAACACAGATGGTTACATGGGTGAACAAGAGATAATCAAAAAGTTTGGTTTAGAATTAAGAGATGATATTAAGTTTACTGTATCTAAATTGAGATGGGAAACTTTAATATCTAACAATAGTGATTTACAGAATACAACTAGACCTAACGAAGGTGATTTAGTTTATTTCCCTACTACAAAAGCATTCTTTGAAATACAGTTTGTTGAACACGAACAACCTTTCTATCAACAAAGTGCTTTACCTGTTTACAAATTATCTTGTACTAAATGGGAATACAGTTCTGAAAGACTTGATACAGGCATTACAACTATTGACGCTACAGAAGACGCATTAACAACTGATACTATGGCATTCCAATTCTCTTTAGAGAACGAAACAGGAGCATTTGTTATAGAAAGTAGTATTGGTGCTATTGATTATCTTATCAATGAAGACTTTACAATGGCAACACAACAACCTGTGGATCAAGGACAAGCATTTGAAACAGCTGCAGGAACAAACACATCATCTACAGCAGATGACATATTAGATTTTAGCGAAAAAAACCCGTTTGGAGAAGTTGATGACTATTAACAATAGGTGTGATTTAGTGTATAATATTTACAAAATAACTAACACAATAAATGATAAATTTTATATTGGGGTAACTAAATCCAAATATAGATTTTCACAACATATGTCCTCAGCATTTAGAGGAGAGAAGAATAGGCCCTTATATAATTCAATAAGAAAATACGGAAGAGATAATTTTAAGTATGAAATTTTAGAAAGTGGAAATGATTACGAATATGGATGGCAAGTAAGAGAACCTTATTATATAAAAAAATTAAAACCACAATATAATTTAACTTCGGGTGGCGATGGTATTAGAGATTTTACAATGCCACGAGATATAGTTGAACAAGTTGCTAAAAAAAATACAGGCAAAAAAAGAACTATGGAAACAAGACAAAGAATTTCACAGGCACTTAAAGGAATGACTATACCTGAAGAAGTTAAAAAGAAAATGAGTATTTCTGCTTTAAATGCTGAAAATATAAAACAAAGAGCAAATCACTTAAATGAAAAATTAAAATGTAAGAAGTGTGGTTTAGAAACAAATATTGGTAATATTAAGCGTTACGGACACATAGTATAATGAAAGAAGGAAAACAATAATGTTTGGAGCTCACTTTTACCACAAACAAATTCGCAATACTGTAATTGCGTTCAGGGAGGTTGACGATTATTAATGAGAGATAGACATTTACAATTAAAAGAACATTACAATAAAACTTTGAAAGAAGAAAGAGCAAAATTACTTTTTAAAAATCTTCGAAAAGAAGTTAATTCTGGTGCAAATGGTACACAAGATTATATAATTAAAGAAGGACCTAATAAAGGTAAGATTGCAGATAAAGGACAATAATGTTTGGACAACACTTCTACCATAAACAAATTCGTAATACTGTAATAGCATTTGGTACGATATTTAATAATATCAATATCAAACGTTTGGATTCTAGCGGGAATCCTTTACAAAACATTAAGATACCTTTGTCTTATTCTCCTAAAGAAAAGTTTATTGCGAGATTGGAACAAAACGCAGACTTAACCGGATCAGATTCAAGTGTGGCGATTACTCTACCTCGTATGGCCTTTGATGTTGTCGGATACAGTTATGATCCTTCTCGTAAATTAAATAAGAATCAAAAGATTACTGCGGTTACAACTAATGCTGATACAACAAAATTAAATACTCAATACTCTCCTGTACCTTATGATGTAAGTATTGAATTAAATGTTTTCACTTCTAATTCAGATGATGGTTTACAAATCATAGAACAAATACTTCCATACTTTCAACCTGACTATACTGTGACTATGATTGAAAATAATACAATGGGAACAAAAAGAGATATACCATTTATATTAGAAAGTGTTGATTATGAAGATACTTATGCTGGTTCATTAACAACTACAAGAAGAATAACTTACACATTAAAATTTACAGCAAAAATATATCTATATGGACCGTTAAGTACATCAGCTGTAATTAAAAAAGTTTCTGCTGACCTATATGAAACTACAGCTAATAACAGTCCATATCGTAGTGAAAGAGTTACGGTTACACCAAACCCAAATAGTGCTGATAAAGATGACGCATACACATATACAACCACTTTAGATTTCTTTAATGATAGTTTAAACTATGATGAAGAAACTGGTAGTGATACATAATATATAATAACAAAAGGTTTTTAAAATGAGTAATATTGATGATAAGTTAAATGAAGTACTAAACATCGCTGAAGAAGTACTAGAATCAAAAGAAGAAAAGAATCCTTTAGAGATAGTAAAAGATAAACCTGTTGTAATTGCACCAGATAATGATGTAGAAGCAGACTTTGAAACTGGTAGAGGAGAACTTTATAAGTTATTAGAAAAAGGTAATGAAGCAATAGACGGAATACTTGCATTAGCAAAAGAAGGTGAGCATCCTCGTGCATATGAAGTGGCAGGTCAGCTAATCAAAACTCAAAGTGAGATTGCACAAAATCTATTAGACTTACAAGATAAATTAAAAAAGATTAAAGATGTAAAAGGTGAGAGTCCAAAAAATGTGACTAATGCCTTATTTTTAGGAAGCACAACCGAATTACAAAAAATGTTAAAGAATAATAAGGATAAAAAATCCTAAGTTTAATTGGAAAGAGGGTAAGTTTAAAAATGAGTGAAGAACAAAAATCCTATCTCGGAAATCCGAACCTCAAGAAGGCACATACTAAATCACGATTTACTCCTAAACAAGTAGATGAAGTGATGAAGTGTTTAGAGAATCCTAAATATTTCATAGAACACTATTTAAAAATTGTTACCATTGATAAAGGTCTAGTACCTTTTGAGATGTATGACTTTCAGCGGAAGATGGTAGATACTTTTCACGACAATAGGTTTACGATATGTAAATTACCTAGACAGAGTGGAAAGTCAACTATCATTGTCTCCTACCTCTTACATTACGTTTTGTTTAACGATAATGTGAATGTTGCAATACTCGCCAACAAATCTTCTACGGCAAGGGATTTACTAGGGCGATTGCAACTTGCTTACGAATACTTGCCGAAATGGATGCAACAAGGCGTACTCAACTGGAATAAAGGATCACTTGAATTAGAAAACGGAAGTAGAATCGTTGCGGCTTCAACTTCATCAAGTGCTGTTCGGGGAAGTACTTTTAATATTATATTTCTTGATGAGTTTGCATATGTACCTAATAATATAGCTGAAGAATTTTTTAGTTCAGTATATCCTACAATTTCATCTGGTAAAACATCAAAGGTTATGATTGTATCTACACCTCACGGAATGAATATGTTTTATAAGATGTGGATGGATGCTGTTAATAAGAAAAGTACTTTTAAACCTATTGAAGTACATTGGTCAGAAGTACCTGGTCGTGATGAGGCATGGAAAGAACAAACAATTAAAAATACAAGTGAGTCACAGTTTCAAACCGAGTTTGAATGTGTTTATGGTGATACAATGGTTGAAACAGAAGATGGTAAAATAAAAATAGAAGATTTATATAAAAGGTTGGCATAATGTTTAGAACTAATACAAATAATATAAAAATATTAAGTCCAAATGGATTTTCTAATTTTAATGGTATTCAAAAGGTTGAAA